TGTGGATTCTTATGGGTATTATGGCTATTCATCATACCTGGATGTGGTGGAAAATGCGTAAGAAATGCAATTGTAAAAAATAAAAAAGGCGGGTAATTAAAAAATTCTCTTTGCTATAATAAAGCCATAATGATCCTTCAGAAGGCATTACACCTAGGATGAAGTGTGCAAAGCACCTATGAAGTCTGAAAAGGTCTCTATTGCCAGACAGAAGGCTTTTTTGGCGCAATACATCAGAGACCTTAAGGAGAAATCTCCTTGTATGGACTGTGGGATCAAATATCCATATTATGTCATGGACTTTGACCACGTCAGAGGTAAGAAGCATGCAAATGTAATGGAATTAATCCCAACCCTGTCCAAGAAAAGGATAGATCAAGAAATAGCTAAATGTGAAATAGTTTGTTCAAATTGTCATCGTATCAGAACACATCTTCGTAAAATAAAAAAGTCGGCATAAAGCAAAAATCCCAATCGGAGGCGGATCCAATTGGGACATTGCTTGATATTGCTATCAAACGACATGAGGAGCAAGTGGGATGCTACAACCCATGTCATAGATTATTATCACATATTAGAAATTTTAAGTCAACTGTTTTTTTAAAAATATAATCTATTCGTCTTCGTTTGGGGTATATGAGGGATTTGGACCTAAGAGATATCCTTGATCATGATATTGAACCATTTTGGCTACATCCTCGCTGCCGACCAATTTTGTAGCTATTAGCGTTAATAGGTCATATATGCGAGATAGCATAATATAGTTCACCATATCTAGGTTGTCTTCTAAATTCTCTTTTTCTTGATTCATGGTCTCCCAATGTCCTCCCAAAATATTTCTCTGCCCATGGCATCTGTTTGGGGAATGGGAGTGGATTCGGTTTCTATTCTCGTCGCACTTTCAATTTGCGGGGAATTTGCACTTAATGTATCACTTTTTTGCGAAGGCACTATTTCTCCAAAGTTTTACGGGGCCCCGCTATTTTTCTAGCGGTTCCAATACTTTAAGTATATCACTATAAAATTCGATGCCTATAAACTTCTTATATTCGCAGCTAAGGCAGTAAAGGTAAACATTCTCTTCTATATCTTGGTTGCAAAAGAGAAGACCTTGGTCCATGGGACATTCTATCCTAGGAACAAGGCCCTCTTCGGAAAGTTTGATATATTTAGATACCTTCTGTATCTTTATCAAAGTTCTCTCCTAACTTCTACTTTGGAAACTGACTAATTAGCAATTTTGCTTTGCTAATAGAGTTTGGCCACGACGACCAATCTATTCCGCCTTTAGTCATATAATACGTTATCTCTGCGTTAATTACTGGATCAAACAATAGTACATTCGATCTCAGGTCGAATTTCTCTTTACGATCATCGCCAAGGTTTCCCAGCATGTTGATCTGAAAAATTCCGTAGGAACTGTCTCCAGTACTCCTGTTTCCATTGTAAGCCATTGGGCGTCCATTGGACTCCGACTTGGCTATACCCCAGGCCATTTTAAGGGCCTGTCCTTCAAAACCTACAGTCTTGAGTAATTTTACTAACTCTCCATCTGTAAGCATTTCTGAAGGTTTATACACAGTATTGCTGAATTTTTCCAGCGTTTCTTTCTTCAGTTGTGCTTCTGTTTTTGTTTCCACTTTTGGTGCTACCACCAAAGCTTCCACAGGCGCAATTTGAATGACGGGGTTCCCAGAAAACAGATATAATGTTATCATTATAACTGCTGTCCAAGAATGAGCCACATCGCTCAACTTGTGTTTGATATTCTCCATTGGCATTTCCTCCTTTAGAGATAACGAACTACAATAATAACATTGTTTGGCAATACCTGTCAAGCTAGTTGACCAGAAAATATAATGAAAATATCTTTATCTACGCCTACTTTGAACCTAAAGAACACTAAACATGGCTATGGCCATGCTTGTAATAAAATAATTAAATCTTTAAATAATCTAGGTCATGAGGTTAAATATCAAGATTCGACAGCATTAATTCAGTTTAATTTTTCTCAGCCTAATTTATATAAATTACATAAAGGACAATATCAGATTGCTTATACTCCATGGGAGTCTACTGTTATTCCTCCCGCCTGGATTCCTAAATTAGATTTGTGTGATGAGATCTGGACAACCTCAGATTGGTGTGCAAATGTTTTTGAAGATTATGGATATCGAAATGTTCAAGTGTATCCACATGGAATTGATTCAATCTGGAAACCAGGAAAAAGAAAAGAGTCTGATGTAATTAAGTTTTTACATATTGGAGAACCATCTGTAAGAAAAGGCGGACAAAAAGTTGTTGATGCTTTCATACAGTTGTTCGGAAATGATCCTCGTTATTCTTTAACTCTTAAAGTATCTACTGATAATAGTACTAGAGTATATAATAATTATATAGATAAACAAATAATAGGTTTACCACATGAGATGTATAATAATATATATATAAATAATAAAATACTAGAAGAAGATGAACTTGTCAACCTTTATTATCAGCACGATGTTTTAGTTTACCCGTCGGCAGGTGAAGGATTTGGCTTTATTCCATTTCAAGCATTAGCTACAGGAATGCCAACTATTTGCACATCAGATTGGGCACAATATAAAAACTATCTTGGTCCACTTAAGTTAAAATCAGAACTTATTGATTCAGAATGGGATTTAGTTCATCCAGGAAAAGTTTATGAGCCTAACCATCAACATCTACTTGAACTTATGAGAGATGTGGCTATCAACTTTAAAGCTTATTCTGGTTATTATTATGCCCAGTCAACTAAAATACATAAAGAATATAATTGGGATCGGTTGACTAAAAATGCTTTTGCTTCAGTAATAAAAAAATTTTCTTAACCCCTTCACACTTTAAATAAAGTTTGGTAGAATTGGTATCTCACAAAAAATTAAATTAACCGCTAGGCGGAGAAAGAGCGTAGATGTCAAAAGTTATTGAAAACCCCTATGAGAATTTTATTGCATTGTCTCGTTATGCAAGATGGATCTCTGATGAAAATCGCAGAGAGACTTGGGGTGAAACAGTAGACCGTTATTTTACATACATGCTTGATTATCTATTTCAGAAGCACTCCTATAAACCACCAGTCAAACTTGTAGAAGAATTAAGGCAAGCAGTATATGATAGAAACGTAATGCCTTCAATGAGAGCAGTAATGACTGCAGGTGCTGCTCTTGACAGAGACAATGTTGCAGGATATAACTGCTCATTTATTCCAGTTGATTCACCTAGATCATTTGATGAAACTATGTATATCTTAATGTGTGGAACTGGTGTAGGATTCTCAGTTGAATATAAGTATGTCAATAAACTTCCCTCCGTCCCAGAATCATTTGAGAAGTCAACAACTACAATTGTTGTAGAAGACTCTAAAAATGGCTGGGCAAAGGCATACCGTGAACTTCTTGCAATGCTTTGGGCGGGCCAGATTCCTTCTATAGATGTTTCTAAGCTTCGTCCAGCAGGTGCACGTCTTAAAACAATGGGCGGACGTTCTTCAGGCCCACAACCATTAATCAACTTGTTTGACTTTACTATTGCAAAGTTCAAGTCAGCAGCAGGTCGTCAATTGAAACCTATTGAAGCACACGATATAATGTGTAAGATTGGCGAAGTTGTAGTTGTTGGCGGTGTTCGTCGTTCTGCAATGATTTCATTGTCTAATATCAATGACATTGAAATGGCAGCGGCAAAATCAGGAAACTGGTGGGAACACAATACACAACGTGCTTTATCAAATAATTCAGTAGCATATTCTCGTAAGCCTCCAATGGAGCAGTTTATTGCGGAATGGAAAAACCTTTATGATTCTAAATCAGGAGAACGAGGCATATACAATGTGGCTGCTGCTCAAAAGCAAGCAGCAAGATGGGGAAGGCGAGACCCTGAAATACATTACGGAACAAACCCCTGCTCAGAAATTATACTCCGCCCTTATCAATTCTGTAACTTATCTGAAGTGGTAATCCGTGAAGACGATACTCTTGCGGAGATTGAAGACAAGGTTCGCCTAGCAACAATTCTAGGTACCTGGCAATCAACACTAACTGATTTCAAATATCTTCGTAAAATTTGGAAAGATAACACAGAAGAAGAAAGATTGCTTGGTGTATCCATCACTGGCCAGTTTGGCCATAAGTTTATGTCTGGACAAGAAGGACTTCAAAAGCTTGGAGTCTTTCTGTCAGAGATTCGTGACCTTGCAAGAGAAATTAATAAAGAAGAGGCGGGCAGAATTGGAATCAATGAATCTGCTGCTATTACATGTGTTAAACCTTCAGGAACAGTATCTCAATTAACTGGCGTATCTTCAGGCATGCATCCGTGGCATTCTAAATACTATATCCGTACAGTTCGTGGAGACAAGAAAGATCCACTATCAACATTTCTTAAAGAAGTCGGAATTCCAGTAGAAGATGACTTTATGAAACCAAATGATACTTATGTGTTTTCATTTCCAGTAAAAGCACCAGAAGGTGCAATAGTCAGAGATGATTTAACTGCTTTAGATCATTTAAATACTTGGCTTGTATATCAGCGTGAATGGTGTGAACATAAGCCATCTATTACTGTATCGGTTAAAGAGGATGAATGGATGGAAGTAGGCGCATGGGTATATCATTACTTTGATGAAGTATCTGGTATTTCATTTCTGCCGCATTCCGATCATTCCTACAAGCAGGCTCCATATCAAGAAGTTACAGAAACAGAATATTTAGAACTTCTTGCCAAGATGCCGTCGTCAATTCGTTGGGAAGATTTATCTTTCTACGAGACCGAAGATGGGACTAGTGGAACCCAAACTCTCGCATGTACTTCCGATGGGAATTGTGAGATTGTAGACATTACGGCGTAAAGGGTATATAATAAAGATTGGGAGCAATCCCAAAATTCCTGGGCGCAAGGCCCAGAAATAAGGAGGTCTTTAATGAAACAAGATCTTAATAATGATGGAAAGGTAACAATGCAAGAAAAAATTCTATCAGCGTTAGCAAGCTATGGTCGCCATTTCCTTGGTGCTGCCATTGCTCTTTACATGACAGGCAATACTGACCCAGGAGATTTGATTAAGGGTGGAATTGCGGCATGCTTGCCAGTTATCCTAAAGGCACTTAACACAAATGAGTCGTCTTTCGGATTTACAAAGAAGGCATAACTTAATAATAGTTGGAATAACTTCCGTGCTAAAATAAAGCATGGGAGTTATTCCTATTTTAGGGGTATAAATGGCAGCGCAAAAGAATTTTGAGGTAGACCAAGGGTCAACATTTACATTTGAGATTCAATATCTTGATGAAGATGGCGATCCTATTCAGCTTCATTATCACACTGCAAAAATGCAGGTTCGTGATACACAGGGCGGAAAAAAATTAGCATTTACCTTAACAGAAAATGACGGGATTACAATAAGCCCTACAGAAGGAAAACTCTCAGTAGCAGTAGCAGCAGAAAGAACAAATAAGTTATTTTATCCAAAGTCGGCATATGATATTGTTCTTATTGACCCAAGTGTTAATAAAACAAGATTGCTTGAAGGATACCTAACTTTGAATAGGTCGGTAACTATATAATGGCAACACGTTTAATTATAAACGAGAATAACCCACAAATTATTGTTCGGGCTTCTGGAGCCCCAGGAAGAACTATTATTAGCGGTGAAGGAAATCCCGCAAATAATTTAGGAGTGCCTGGAGATTTTTATTTTGATAAATTGACTACCAGATTTTGGGGACCTAAAGATTCCGCCACAAATACTTGGATTTATGCCCAAAGCTTTATTCTAAATAAGCCCATATCTTTAACCCACTCCTGGGAGCTGGCACAGGTCACTGGACCAGTAAGTGGAGTATATTCAGTATCTATAACACACAATCTAGGATTCAATCCAAACGTAACAGTTAAAGCTAGTTCTGGAGATGTGTTAGAAACTGGTATAGACTATAATAGTAGCAACCAACTAACACTGACGATGGCTCAACCATTCTCAGGGACAGCGTATCTGTCTTAAGGGAGAAAAATTAAATGGCACGTAAATTCGTAGTTAGCGTTGACCTCAATAAAAATGAGCTCCTCAATGCTAGAATACAAAATTTAGGATCTGCACCTTCTAGTCCAGTTCTAGGTCAGATTTATTACGACACATCGAATAACACGATGTACTATCACAATGGACTAGCAGCACCAAATGGCCCATGGATGCCAATGTCTGGCTCCACAGAAGTTATCCAAGATGTAATTGGATCTTCTATAAGCGGCGGTGTAGGATTAACAGCAACATATGATGATGCCTCTGGTATCACAACAGTTGATCTTGACAATACAGCAGTAACAGCAGGATCATACGGTTCGACAACACAAATTCCAACATTTACAGTTGATGCTCAAGGTCGTTTGACTGCAGCAGGCACAGTAAATGTTGCAACAACACTTTCAATTGCAGCCGAATCTGGTACCGCAGACACAGTAGATCTGCTTACAGATACTCTTACATTTGCTGCTGGCGAAGGTATCGATACAACAGTAACTAATAACACAATTACGATTGCAGGAGAGGACGCCTCTACTACGAATAAAGGTGTTGCTTCTTTCGAATCCGATGATTTTGATGTAGCTACAGGACATGTATCACTTGAAGACACAGTTGTAAAAACTGTAACAACAGATTCTGGTGCACTTACACCTTCATCTCATGGATTATCTATCCTTGGTGGAGAAGGAATTGATGTAACACATGCTGGAACAGCAATTACAGTAGCAGGCGAAGATGCCTCAACAACCAATAAGGGTGTTGCTTCTTTCGCTGACGCAGATTTCACAGTAACAAACGGTGCGGTAAGCATCAAAAATGTTAACCTCAGCACACAGACAACAGGTAGCTATATCGCAACTGTTGCTGGAACAGACAATGAGGTAACTGTCACAGCAAACGATACCGAAGGTGCAAATATCACCATCGGATTGCCTGATAACGTAACAATTACAAATGACCTTAATGTTGGCGGAAACCTTAATGTTACAGGTTCTATCAACGCTGTCAGCACCACAGAAATCAACATCCAAGACAATAAGATCAATCTTAATTCTAATTTCAACACAGGAACCCCAACAGCAGATGCTGGAATTAAGGTAAACCGTGGAGATCAACCAGATGTTGAATTTAAGTGGGACGAATCTGACCTTCAGTGGCAATTGACAAATGATGGTACAAACTACCACTCAATTACCCGCAAGTTTGTTCAAGCAATTGGAAATGATTCTGCAACGTCTATTGCAGTCACACACAACTTAGGAACAAAAGATGTAACTGTTCAGGTTTATGATGTGGCCACTGATCAAACAGTCGAAACAGACGTAACTAGAACATCTTCTTCTGTAGTAACAATTGGCTTCGCTGAAGCCCCTGCAACTGGAGCATATAAAGTAGTTATTGTAGGTTAAGGGAGAAATAGGTGTCTGTAAAAAGATTAGTTCCCTTAAACACACTCAGTCTAGCAACTGATCCTTCTAGTCCAAGATTAGGAGATGTATA